TGGCGGCAAGAGTTCTGCGCTTGGGGCACGCTGCCGCTTGCGCTTCCCGACGTGTCGAGCGTGATCGTTACCTACCTCGATGCCAACGACGCCGAGCAGCCCGCCACCTCTGCGGATCTGCGCGCCGTGCCGGGTGGTGTTGTGGTGGATGCCGACGGCCCGTCCGCGTCCAGGATCTTCGTCAACATGACCTGTGCCATGCCGTTGGCGCACCTTGCTGTGACGCGGACCGTGATCAAGATGCTTGTCGGCCACTGGTACAACCATCGCGAGGCCGTCGCTGGTGGGGCCATGGACAGCGTTCCTATGGCTGCTGAGGCGTTGATGGCCTCCCTGCGCTGGAACCGGCTGTGAAATCGTCGGCGGTCAAGATCGGCAACCTCGACCAGCGCGTCACGCTGCAGCGCTTCACCGAGACACCGGACGGCATCGGCGGCGTGACCCGCACTTGGGCTGATCTGGCGTCCGTCCCAAGGGTCTGGGCCCATGTGCAGCCTCGCCTTGGCAGCGAGGGCATGGAACAGGGCCGCGTCAATGCAACGCTGATGGCGACGTTCACCATTCGCTATCGCGCGGACATCTCTGAACTGGACCGGATCATCTGGAAGGGTGAGCCGTGGAACATTCGCAGGATCATGCGCACATCGCAGCGCGAGCAGTTTCTTGAGGTCGATGCCGAGCGCGGGGTCCACCAATGACCGTCGAGATCCGCGGCATCGATGACGTTCGCCGGGTCCTGCGTGACGTGATGCCGAAGGAAGCGCGCCTTCTTTCGCGGCAGACGGTCAAGGACGTGGCCGACGAGATCGCGTCAGAGGCGCGGTCCATCATGCCAGTGGACGAGGGCAAGATGCGCGCTGGCACCCGCGCCCGCGCCGAACGCGACAAGGACGGCGAGGCTCGCGCCTCTGTTCGTGTCCGTAACGCCTTCTACTGGCGGTTCCTCGAATACGGCGACGGGCCGGATGGCATCGAACATGCGTTCTTCATGCGGTCGAAGGAGAAGGTGATGCGCAACATCGACACCATCGCCACGAAAGCCTTCGTCAAGCGGCTGGCGGCGCGCATCGCGAAGGTGGCGGGGCGCTGATGTCGGGAGAAGTCGCAATCCAAGGGGCGCTGCACAGCGCTCTATCCGCGCTTGGCCTGACGGTCGTCGATCGCGGGAAGCAGGCCGCAACATGGCCCTATGTCGAGGTGGGCTTCATCGTGATGAACCCATCCGACACGCAAACCGAAACGGGTTTCGATTATCTGGCCCGCATCCATGTGCGGTCGCGGTCAGAGAGCATGCGCCAGACGAAGGAAATCCAAGGCCAGATCTATGATCGGCTGCATCGAGGCTCACTGACCTTCACGGGGTTCCAGCACATTCTGATTCAGCGCGAGCGGAGCGAAGTCCTCGACGCGCCTGACGGGTCGTTTCATGGGGTCTGCGAGTATCGCGGGCTGATGACAAGGCCAACACCGATCCCCTGACGGGGTGAGCCCTTACCCGCGCCTTGGGCAAGCGCAGGATACTCAACACAGGAGCCTCAATCATGCCGAAGGCACCAGGCCGCTTGGCGGTCGTTTCCCGTGGCGCCACGCCGCTCGCCAGCGTGCGCGTTTCCACCATCTCGGTGGCCAACGAGCCCATCGATGTCACCGACCGCGACAGCAGCGGCATCGTCGAGCTGCTTGCAGCGGCAGCCACGCGGCAAGTCACCTTGTCCGTGGAGGGTCTTGCGAACTCTCCGGTGCTTCGTGATGTGGCCTTCGGCCCCGGGTCCCAGCTTCTGACCGACATCACGTTCCGCTTCGCCGACGCGCTGACGGCGGCCGACACGATCACCGGGGACTTCTTCCTGACCAGCTACGAGGAAACGAACCCGCATGATGACGCGGCAGAGTTCTCCTGCGAGTTCGTCTCCTCCGGCGCGTGGACCCTCGGCTGATGGCTGACATCAGGATCACGTTTCAGGGTGAAGAGTTCGTCATCCCTGAGAGCAGGGCCTTTGAGATCGGGGAGCGCGTCGAGGAAATCGCCTCGCTCCCCGAGGTTATCGGGTGGGCGAAGAACCCCAAGTTTTTCAAGATGTCGCGCTGCATCGGGGTCATCCTGCGCGCGGCTGGCGGGCGGATGACTGACAAGGACGTTCACACCCAGATGATGGCCGACTTCCAAGCCGGGAACCCCGCGGCCTATTTCAACGTGCTGGCCTCGCTGGTTTCGGTCCTCATGGACGGCGCTCCGCAAGGCAAAGGCGGTGAGCCGGAAAAGACGGACGCTTCGTAAAGACTGCGTTTCAGATCGCGGTCGCGCGGCTCCGGGTTCCCCCCTCGGAGTTCTGGCGGATGCCTCCGAGGCACTTCTGGTGGCTTTGCGAGACGCTGGAAGAACCGACGAAGCGCAAGGGGTTCGATGCCGATGAGCGAGCGCAGTTGAAGCGCTTGCTGGAAGATGCAGAGAAGGGCAAGTTCTGATGGCTCAGGAAGGCGACAAGAAACCGGTGCCGGAGTACAGCGACCCGTTCAGCTTCGGCGAACAACTCGTGAGGCGGCTAATCGAAGAAAGCGCCGGAAAAAAGTAGTTGTTTCGGAAAAGTAGTTGCCTTACGCGCGCGAATGTAGTTGATTCGGGATGCCGATAAGGCGACCCGATTTGAAAGCTGG